CAGAAATATGGTTAGCGTTGTAAGCAGGTCGATAAACGCTCGATCGTTAGGCGCTTGATTTGCTATAGGCTGAGTTACAAATATCAGCGCGTACAACATGCCAAATACGCTAAAGGCAAATACAAGGGCAAGCGTGCAGCCAATAAACACGATAAGCCTGGCATGTAACTGCTCAGGCGTTAGGCGCTTCATATACGTCTTTTGGGAGTAGGTCTTTGGTGCATGTACCCACCACTTCGCAGGCAGGTGGCTGGCACTTAGCTTCGCCCCAGTTTTCGTATTCTTGGCACTCATACCTTACCCATCCCTGATAGCTGCACCCTGATAGGAGCAGTAGCAAGGCCACCGCCCCTACCAGTCTGCGCATTACTTCTTGCCTACACCAAACTCTTTTGCTTTAGGGTCTAGGGCTTTAAGTACCGGGCCGATTAACGCTGCGATGAAAGCATTAGCCAGCGTGCGTGGATCGGTAACACCTGCCATGTATAGCGCTGCAACGGCTGCCGCAGCTGCTCGGCCATAACTTAGTGCCATCGCTTTTAGTTGTGCTTGCATTTTTATCTCCTAAGCGCCCTTAGTTGATCTGACGTAGCACGAACAGGGTAGCCGTGCCGCTTGATGTCATGGCATATAACGCGCTGTGATCGCCCACCATGAGTGTTAATTTGTCACCGTTATCTAAACGGTAGCCATTAGTAGTGCTTAAATCTGCACCGCCTATATAAATCGTGCCGCTGGCGCTGTGCAGGTAGGCCATTTGATCGCCTATTTCCTCAGGCACAACTATCTGCGCGCTGGTTGTAACGGTAAATTGTTGTGATTTAGGCATTTAATAACCCCAATTTTTTAGCTAGTGTTATGGCCTTTTCCTTACTTATGGACACCTCAAAGTGCATCTCATCCTTACGGTTGCGATAGTCACCGCCCCATGTAAGACCATATTTTTTAGCTAGCGCCTGGATCATTGGCACCTTCTCCGCTGGGAAAGTGCCTGCTTTTCCTAGTGGGTGCTGCAGGGCATTTAGGTCGATAGCTGTACCTGAGCTGTGGCAGCTGAGTTTGTCGGTGGTGCCGCGTACCATGCGGAAAGCGTAAGCCCAGTCATCTAACTTGCCTTCATCGATCGGCTCGATCAACTCATGGAAGTCCGCTGCAAATGCAGCTAGTAATTCCCCTGCACCCGCAGCGCATCTAATTTTTAGGTTAGTGCCTTTGACCGGGTATGGCTTTACATTGATTTCTGCTTGGTCTTTACTGGCAGGCCATCCGTTGTAGCTAGTCAGCATCTAATTCACACCTCTGACAATTCCATCTGAATAAATCATTTAAAAATAATTCTTTGTGACCGCATGTTGGCATCGGTGCTACAAATGCATCATGGGTTAAATCATAAACGTAGCCTATACCTGCGTAGTTGTAACGATAGTTGCCGTTATATGAAGTGCGCTTACAGACTTGACCTTTAAAATTACCGTACCAAGTCTCAGGGTCTAATCCTTCAATTAATTCTGTCTCGTCAATGCCAGTAATTACTTCGGTAACAATATTGTTTTCGTCTAAAAATGCGTAGTGTGCCATTATGTCCAACTCACATTTCCTGAGCCAGCGGTAATAGTTGCGCGCTTGTAACCACCACTAGCTGCGCTTTCGCTGCCAGTTAAACCTGCACCGATAGTGATAGTTCGAGTGTCTGGATAGCGGAGAATAATTACACCTGAGCCACCGTTGCCACCGTTGGCTGGAGAAGTACCGGCTCCACCACCGCCACCTCCACGGTTCGCCGTGCCGTTTTCGCCAGCTAGTCCTGATGTACTTGATCGACCTGCACCGCCGCCGCCTGTACCGCCTGCCGCGCCTGAATTTTTACCGCCGCCACCGCCGCCGCCTGCATAAGTTACCGATGATCCAGTAATGGTATTTGCTGTGCCGTTACCGCCTGCGCCAGCATCTCCGCTTGCGCCAGTTCCGTTTGAACCAACAGCAGATGATCCGCCACCACCGCCACCTGCGCCAGTAGAAGCTGTATCTCCAGACATCGAAGTGCCGCCTGCATAACCTTCAACTGGAGAATAACTTCCTTGGTTGCCTGAGCCTCCTGCTTTACTGCCGCGACCACCACCGCCACCGCCTGAACCACCCGCTCCACCAACGGTTGAGTTCGCAGAATCATCACCTTTGCCGCCGTATCCGCCGCCGCTAGATGAAATTGAATTAAATGTAGATGTGGTGCCTTGTGTACCAATACCAGCACTTATAGTAGAACCAGCGCCACCGCCGCCTACGCTGCATGAATAATTTGTACTAAGCGATAAAGACAATGCAGAACCACCAATAGTTGTGCGATAGCCGCCTGCTCCACCACCGCCACCAGACCAGTTACCGCCGCCTGTACCACCGCCACCACCGCCTGCAACAATTAAGTAATCTACAGTTATGTTTGCTGGAGTTGGAATACCAGTTAATCCAGCAATTAAATTAGGGATCATTAAGCAATAGCCCCTACAACGTACCAAGTATCTGTGCCAGTTTTAATACACGCCGCAGATTTGTATTGACCTAGAGTAGGAGAAGCTGCGACCGCTCCAGCGCTTAGCACCGTAGTAGTTCCAGGTGTAACCGCTGAAATTGTGCATGTGCCTGCTCCGATGTTTAACACGGTTAGTACCGTACCGATCGGGAAAGCAGTTGTAGCGTTAGTAGGCAGCTTAAAGGCTATCGCTGTGGCCTTATTCATTAAAAATATCTCTTGGTAGTTATCGTTAGTAGTCGCTGTGTAGTCACCTGTCTGCGTTACTACATCAAACTGCACTAGCGAATTCATCGTAGATGAGGTCAGCACATCCCCGGTGACGGTTGGAAATCCTGAAATGGGCATATCTGTCTCCTTAGTATGAAAGCGTGTTAGTGCCTAATACGCCGTATTGCGTAGAATTTAAAATAAACGCATCGATAATAGGCTCTAGCGTTGTAAATTTTACCTGCCATTTATTCGGTTTGATAGTCATAGCCACGCCAAATATCTGCAAGGTTTTAACTAAGCTAGATGATCCTGGCTGCGTGGTGGTTACGGTTATAGGGTCAAAAAAATCTAAGTCTAAGGCTGCAACTATGCCAGCATCGTAGTTTTCTGTATATAAGTCTAAGGTCAGGGCATCGCATCGCACGCTGGTCTCAGCGCGGCTAGCCACATAAGCCTGGCCATATTGCAGGGCCACGGCATCGGTCTGCATGAGTAAGTCGGTCTGCGTGTAGCTGTGCAAAAAATACTTAGCGATGCTGGCGGCGTTGCTAGTCTGTTGAGTTGTACCGCCTGATCTAGTGATATTTGCCTGGTTATATACGAGCACGTCATTAAGTACCCATTGTGCATCAAAGTAGCGGATTTCACCGCCTGTGTCGGTAAAGGCTGTGGGAGTGCCACCTATGCTGCTAGATGTAAGCGCTCGGTCTTGAAATACAAATGAACCAGTCGCATCCACGTAAAATGCACCGTACTCGCTTGTGCTAACGGTCTGGCAAGCTGCTAATGCTGTGCGCTGTGTGCCTGGATCGGCCTGCATTGTGGTCAGCCCGGCATCTACGTCACGCATCGATGCTGGCCAAGACACCTGATCTAGCAAATTATTAATACGAGCACCGCTTAACTGGCCTGCCGATGTACCTGCCACGGTGGTTATCTGTGCGTTTTGCAAAAGTCTAAACGCATCTACAGCTGTAATGGTCGTATAGACCACATCTACGCCAGCCTCTTGTGGGGTCAGGGTGTCGTAACCTGTGATAAATCCGCTAAATATCGGATAGGTGACTCCTAGATGAGTTGCCGATATTTCTAATTTACGCATTGGGTCTAAAAGTCCATAGTAGGGTGAGGCTGTGTTCATGGGGTTGAAGTCTCCCGTTTGATCAACAATTCTCAGCGTGCAGGTACCTGTCTGAAATTGATCAGCTTCCGCGTTACGGCCGCGGCGCGTAGTAATGCCATCGACCTGACTAGATACATCAACGATTAGCGCTGCATTATCTGCCAAAATGTTAGTGCCGATTATGCCCTGTCCGATAATCATGGCCTGTGCAAAACTTGGCCCTGTACCAAAATTAATAAACGCATTTACCGTAGGTACTGGCATTACAGCGCCCCTGCAAATGTAGTGCTATCGCCATAGCGGTTTAACTTTTGCAGCGCTCGCTGCATAGCCTCAGTTAGCGCTTCCTCGCTGCCTAGCGGTGTGTTTATTGTAAAGTTATTTACGCTTGGCGGTGAGTAGGTAAAGGATGGGCTGCTAGGGCTGTAATCGTAAATGCCCTGCGGGTTGCCTTCCGCTGGCATATTGCTAATCATCGGTGGTGTGTATACAAAAGATGGCGCGCTCGGTGTGTAGTTGTAATTACCTGCAGGGTTGCCGATCGATGCCAAGCCGCGGGCTGCACGCTCTGCTTCTTGTGCCAGGTAGCGCAGGGTATCGGCAGCTGCCAATTCTGCCTTCATTTTGACCAGGTTAGCCTCATCAAGCTGCGCCATGCGTTTAGCAGCTGCATTGGCATCCTCATCCATGATGGTTAGCAGGCTACGTATGCGAGCCTTCTCAGCCTCATCGGTGGCATTTGCTAACGCGGTCTCTAGATTTATGCGGTCTACGTCAAATTTCTTTTTTAACTGGTCTAGCTCTGCCTGCTTCTTTTTGGCTGCTAACTCAGCGGCAGATAACTTTTGCTTTTCCTTTTCCGTGGTGTTTTGCTTCTTGATCGTATTTACTAGCTTGGCACGCTCGGCTTGCTCGGTTGTGAAATACATTGATGTAGGTGAGTAGGCAACGCCCTTGCCTGTAGTCTCGCCGCGCATTTGGCTGCCTAGTTGAGACAATTTACTAATGTTGGCAAATACGCTGAGACCAAATAACTTGCTTAAATTGGTTTCATTAAAGGTTTTGATTAGTTCAGCAAATAGGTAAAGGGTATCTGCCGTGGCCTTGCCAAAATTTTCCATGTTATCGGTGGCAGTCTGGATGCCATCTGATCCACCTAATAGCGCGATGCTATCGAGTAGGCCTTTTCCGATCTCCTCTTTAGCACCTTCTGCAGCAACGATCAGGGCGTTCATTTGCCCTGTGTAAGTCTTAGTTGCAGCTAACGCCTGGCCTGAAAACTTTTGCTCAAGTTCGGCCATGATTTTGTCCATGTCACCACTAGCCAAAGTGGTCTTAGACAAACCTGCGCCCAAGCGACTCAAGGCTGTAGTCTGGCCTGCAAAACCTTTTGCCAGCGCCATCGAGACTGAGCCTAAATCTTTACCTGTTCCCGCTGAAATTGAAAGTGCAAGCTCTAATGCCTTTTGGCTTTGCGTAATTGATGAAGTGGCTTGCAGCAAGGTCTGAAATGCCGGGCGAAGCTCGTCATCGAGCACTTTGTAAGTATCTTGTAGCCTGGATATAAAGCCTTCGGTGGCTATTGTTGCGAAGCCGTTGCCAGTATTTTTAAGTGCTATGGCTAGCGACTTGGCTGCCTTCTCATCCGCTGCAAATGCCTTAACAGATGCTTTGCCAAATTGATAGATTTTCTGCGCTGCAAATAAGGTGACAAAAGATTTTGCTAGGTTATTTGTAGTTTTTTGAAATTGTGTTAGCTGCTTTTCGCCTTTAACTAAGGCTGATCCGTTCCACTTGGCAATAGCCGCGACTACGATATTTGCCATTATGCAGCCGCCCCATATCTACCCATAGTGCGGCCAGCATTAAATTGTGCCACGGCTGTATTTAAAGCAAGGTTTACAACTTGTGCAGCCTTGCCGTTGTCCTCATCCCATGCTCGATAGATCAAGCGACCGCGCTGGTCTGTGTTGCCAAATCTAGGATCAGATGTGCCTTGTGTGCCATATATCGGCCCTAGCGGCTCTAAGAATTGGGCGCGAGCATTTGGGTTAAGGCTGCGCGATGGTTTGCGAGATGCTGCTAAGCGGCCAGATGTCTCATAAATAGCACCGCCTGCAGATGTGTTAGCAATGTAATGCGTAACCTGAAATCTGCGCCTAAATTTAGCGCCTGCGACTTCGCCAGAATTGTTAGCACCCTGACGATAGATAATGTTTTTTACAACCTCGGACTGATCGTATTTTGGAAATGCCCGGTATTTTCTAGACTGTGGCCCAAAAGCATCTGCTTTAGTCCAGCCGCTAAGCATTTCGCTATTTGCAGGTGCATAGCCCTGAGCCTTTTCAAGTATAGGCATCATGGCATTTTTTATTTGTTTATTCATTTGATTAGCCAGGTTGCGGTCTAAATTGCGCATGTCTTTAAGAGTGGCCTGTACGCCTGTGACGTTTACTGGCATTGGCTCGCTCCTTTGCTCGATCTCCTAATACTTGCAGTACTGCCTTAAACATGACCTCATCCATCGCCAGGACTTGATCGGGGCTAATTTTTAACTCAATAGCCAGACTAGCTACTAGGTAAGTAAACGAACCCCGATCTATCCTTTTGGGCTTTCATCCTCGATCACTTCGACCGATATCAAATCTTTGAGGAAATCGTCACCAAAAGGTGGGATTACCTCGGTACGCATTAGTGCATTGTGAGCCAGCCAGTACAAGTCGCTATTTTTTTCGTGCTCGCGTAGCTGCTTGTAAAGGCCTTGACCTGCGTATTTTTCAAAGGCCACCTCAACCACCGGGGTAATGCTCACGATGCTTTCCCCAGTAGCCCTTACGATCTTTAGTCGTGCCATTGTTTGCCCCTTAGTTAAATGTGCCTGTAGTTGCGTATGCAACCGCAGATGTGCATGTAAATGTCATAGATGAGCGTGCAAAATCCTCTGGGCCGGATGTGCCTACAGGGGTCAAGTTATTGACCAAAATAGATACCGTGTATAGCGGATTTGTTGCGCTAATAGGCGTTGCTGAAGCAGCGCGTACTGGCACTATTAAAGCAGTTACGGATGTGCCGTAAGCAGCTTGCAGCGTTGCCTGTACTTTTGATGCAGCCCAGTCGTTTAAAAAGTCCACCTGTAGCGTGCTGGACTCCAAACCCTTTGCGAAAGTATGTGCATTTTGGCCCATACTTGTGGTCTCGACTTCATCAAACGTTTGCGTAAGAGTAATGCTCGTTACGTACTCGCTAAGGTCTACGGTGGCAATTTTTAAGCCAACGTTATTATCTAGATAAATTGCCACGTCTTATTCCTCATCCTTCTTAGTAGTTGTAGTTCCTGGAATTGGCAGACCAAGTTTTTTTAATACTTCGATGTCTGCCTCGGTTATCTGTTGATCTGCCATTTTTAGCTCCAAGTGGTTAGTACGGTTATTGATAGATCTGCCATAAGCAGGCTCCCACTTTCAGCGTTTAGTACTGTAGGCGCTGAAATTTGGGTAACGCTAAATACGATCGCGCTATTTGCTAGCTTGTTAAATACGGCGATCATTGTGTCCTCGATGCCAGCCAGGTTGCCCTGATTATCAAATGCTGGCACCGTCATAGTTATTTTAAAATTTGCTTGTGGTCTAATAGCAGCTTGATTAAAGTGTCCGTTAGCAGGCACGATGTAAGGATCGGCTGGCGATACGATAACGCTGTTAGCCATAATGGTCGCAGGTGGATAACTAAAGGTCTGCCACACGCCAGCATTTTCTAAGGCGCTTGCAATAGTTCCCCGTAGGGTTGTAATGGCTACGGTCATAGTCAGCCCACCATTGATGCAGGCGATAAATAAGGAGCTAGTAGCCCACGTATTTTGCCGATCATTGTGTTACCCATGCGGTAGGGGCTTGGCCCCATATCAACGCTTACGCCGCCGCTCTGGCTGACTTGGCGGGCTTGCCAAATATCTACTGCCAAAATCATCGCTGCCTCGCGCACGCTGGCTGTGGTGGCGTATGAGGCTGTTTTAGTATCCTCGCCTGTGGCTGTGCCGTATGGCAGCACGCGCCTAAAGTTTTGGTTAGCCGCTGTCTTGGCGTACTGGATAAAGCTATAGCCTGCAGGGTTTTGAAAATACTGCAGCTGTAAATTAAAGGCTGGCAATATGTTGCCTGTGCCTGTGCTAAATGGGATGGTGCCTGTGACTGTATAGGTGCCGTTAAATGTTGAACCAGCCCCGGCGATCGTTACAGACTCGGAAGTAGTAAAGATGCCAGGGTTGGCCAGCATTACGGTAGCCACGTTACTTACTAACGCAGTTCCCACTACCGCAGCGCTATCGAACCATAAAAAACTATTGATCTGATCTTGCGCTGCTTGGCAGCACGTTTCAACATCGCTGTCTGAGTACAAGCTACCGATGCCTAAATTTGCACGTAACTCAGCGACAGTCACATACGTTGCAGGCATTTTGTACTCCTTTGTAAAAAGGTCGGTGGGTGCAAGGGCTTAGCACCCACCGACTGCTAGGGATTTAGTTCAGGTTAAACTTAACGATACCCTTAGGCATCTTGGCAATAGTTGCCATGTAACCATAAATGGCCACCTGTACCTGAAGGTTGCTTACCACGTTTACAGACATGTAAGCCTGTGGTGACTGGTAAACAGTAAATGCCTCAGGTGCAAGAATTACAGCTGAGTCATCGATGGTTGTAGTTGCTGTGAAGTTTTTGTCCACGTACAAGTCCAAACCAAGTACATTTCCGCGAATTGAACCAGGCTGTGTAAGACCGCCTGCGTTCATTGGCTGAGATGCTGAGTAAATTGGGCGGCCTGTTGTATCTGTGGCTCCCATAAGTAGTTGCCATTGTGATCCATTGGCGATGTAGTTATTTGCAAAATAACCAGT